CCCGCCGCTGATATACCGCCGGATCGTAGTTGTAGTTTGCGAGCTCGTTCAGAATTTTGTAGCACTCCGCCCGGATCAGTGCCGAGGCTTCGTTGGCGCTTGCCACCTGCACAACGTCCATGGCCAAACGTCCGGGGAGTGCCATTATCATGCTGCGGACAGTGTAAACGAGGTCATTCGTCACGGCCTCCACGTCCTCGCTGCGGTGCATTTTGCCTTCGAGCTCTTTCAGTTGCATGGCTGCCATGTCTGCCTTACTGCGTTTCATGTCAGCCTCAGCCCGCAGCTTCTCCATTTCAACCTGAGCGGTGTCGGCGCTTTTGGCCTCTCGGCCGTTGGCTTTGTCACTCAGGTAACGGATGTAAGATTGCACCGTCGGAAGCAGGTCGAACATATACGGCCGCTTCTGGGCGGCTGGAATAATTCCCTCTTTTGCGAGCTGCTGGATCCGGCGGTCGGTGACGCCGAACAGCTTCGCAATAATGGCAGCGTTTTGGAGATTCTGCTTGCCCTCCGCCATGGCGCCACCTCCTTTCTTTGAGGCAAACGAAACGAAACGGCCTGAAAAAATTTTTCTGAGTCTGCGCGTGTTTTGGGCTCGCCAGCACCGCAGGCGTTTGGCGGCCCGGACAGTACCTTCGGGCTGCGGAAAAATTTCGGCGCGGTTGCTCGGTCGAGTTACTTTGCCTTTTGCTTCTTTGCTTTGGTCGCTTTGTTTCGCTGTTCTTTGTTGCTGTTGCTTTTGGTTTCGCTTTGGCTTTGCTGTTCGATTGCTTCGCGCTTGGCTTGCTGCTTGGCGCGTGATCGTTGGCTTGGCTTACTTCATAGCCTGCTGGACGTGGTGGGCGAATCTCTTTTCTAGTCCTTCGCTGATCATTGTCTCGATCGTTTCCTTTGCTCGGCCGTCGATCATCTGGGGGACTGATAAAGTATGGACGGCTTCCAGCGGGCCGCGCCCGGAGCCGGTTCTTTGAAACGGAATGGTCGGCACCTTACCCGCCCCCATGAATGTGTTGTCTGGGAGTCTTGCTCGCTGTCCTTTAATAATCTGGGCGGTTATCTGATATGGTGCCGGTGGTCGAACCGTTCCAACTTCCGGGGAGCTGTTCAGCATTTGGCCGGGAATTAGGATAGGAGTCCGGCGGCGCTTTGTTGGCCTGCTCTTTGGTGACATCTTGAAGTGTGTCGGTGTCAACGTGCGGCCTTTATATTCCAGCGTCGCCCCGTCAACAGATACCCCCGCTACATTTATGTGGGTGGCCCCTCTCTTTTTTTGAGGCCCGGCACTCTTGATCGCGGCAGTGTCAACTCCGTAGTGCTGGCGGATTCCCTTCGATACCCACGCGGGCGCTCTGGAGTTGAAGTCGGAGACGGTTCGCTGGATCGCTGCCTTGCCCCCGTTTTCGAGCTTGGCGATCTGCTTTGCCAGTTTGGCGCCGTCCTTCATGGTGACAGTGAAGGCGCCGCTGGTATGTCTGCCTGATCCTGAGTAAAACAAATTGCTCATGTGCGCCCCTCCTTTCTGGTTTTTGGTATAAAAATACCGCCTTGGGTTTTCCCTTGGCGGTAGCGGTTCGTTATTTTGTTTTGGTTCCGTCCGGCGTGAACTCGTGGAGAACATTGTCCGGCGTTTCTATTCGGATCATGTTCCCGGATATTTTGGCCGAGAACTGGAGTGTCGCGCGTCCTTCGGAGCTGTAATGGATCTTTTTCCTCCAGCTCGCTGCGGTAGATAGGTTGATCAGTTTAACATTGACGGCCGGGATCTCTTTGTCGTTCTCGTCGTAGTCGCTGTCTGTGTCGTATACCACAACGCAGAACTCAGGGGTGAGAGCCCATGCGTCGAGGATAGCGTCCCCGCAGAGTTTCTTCGTGGCGGCTTTTTCCTCGCTCAGAGTAAAAAGAGTGCCTTCGTCGCTCAGTGCGTAGCCGATCCCGTCGTCAGTTATAACGGCGTCCTCTATGAGTTCCTCCGTTTTCCTTATCCGGATTCCGCTCGCCTTGGTTGCGATCGCGATTCCCTCGTTTGCGTTTGCGTCCATTCCCGTGAGAATATAATATTCGCCAGACTGAGAAGCCCACGCTTTGTCGGCGTCGAACCACTCCTTGCCGTTTCTCGTGAAAATACCCGGCTTTCCGTTTCTCTGTGAGATCTCCCAGCTTTCTGCCTTGGTTTCGTTATTTAATCCCATTGTGGTGTCCTCCTTATGGTTTAGTCATCTTTGGAATATTATACAACGGAGCGGCGACGCTTATCAATCCTCCGTCCGGAAAATTTGCACCCCTCCCAGTTCTTTTCTGAGGGTAGGCACATAGGAAAAACCGCCCGGATCTTTATCATGTCCCCGGACGGCTTTCGCTGTTATACAGAGTAGCACGGTGGTTTATCCCCTTTTATCCCTTTTTGTCCCTTTTTATCCCCCTGTGTGTTCGCGAGCGCTCCGCCTGCGGCTTTCTCCTGAGTGTGTGCGTATTTCTTCGGACGCACAAAAAAGCCCGCCGTCGGCCTTCCTGTGGCTTCTGGCGGGCGTTGTTATCCCTGTTCCTGTTTTGCTCTGTATATTCTGGCCAGCGATTGAAGCGCCGAGCCGTGCAGCTTAAAGGTTCTTTTGAGGTAGCGCTGCTCGTGTTCGTCGTAGTCCTCCCGGCTACCATGAAGGGCGGCGCATACTGTCCACCAGTTTGCTGCGTCGAAGTAGTGCATTTCTAACACGGTCTGCTCGTCCGGCTTTTCCATTTCTGAGATCAGGGCCTCCAGTTCGCTGCGTTCCTGATCCTCGTCTGTGATCATGCGGCGGATCGTTTCCTCCAGTGTTACCTTCTGGATCACTTGCCGTTCCTGTTTGCTGGTTCCGTCGCCACTGCCTCCGGATATTCCGTCGAAGCTCGGCGAGGATATGGAGCCCATGACGGCCTCCAGATTCTCCAGCCGTTCGATCTGGTTGTCGATCCTGCGGTGGAGTGCTGCGTAGCTTTCCAGCTTTTTCTTGATCTCGTCGGTTTCCTTTGGCTGTTTTGCCTCACTGTTCTGGTGCATGGGTTCCACCTCCTTTCACTGGTTTATTCCGTGAACATTCTCTCGAAGTGCTCGCGGCCCAGCTCTTTGCCCTTCCTGAACAGTCGGATCCCGGACGTCTTGCCGGTTGTCCTTATGTAGCGCTTTACGATTGTGTCAACAAACTGCGGACTCAGCTCCATGAGGTACGACTTCTGGCCGATACTTTCCGCAGCGATCAGAGTCGTTCCGGATCCTCCGAAGGCGTCCATAACTCCCTCGGCCCACTGTGTATTGTCCAACAGCTTCTCCAGTATCTCCACCGGCTTTTGCGTCGGGTGGAGCTCATTTCCGGAGCGGGTGGCTTCGATCACGTTCCCGTAGCCCTTGTGGTTGTCCCACGCTGGCTTTGTACGGTGTGCGAACATTATCAACTCGTGCTGAGTTCTCCAGCCCATACCCATGCCCGGCGTTTTCTTATTCCAGACGATCATATTCTTGACGCCGAACCCGCTTTCCTCCATTACGTCGTAGAGGTAGAGCCACATTCTCCAGTCGGTGAAGCAATAAACCACGGTACCGGTGAACTGTTTCAGGATCGAGCGCATGAGCTGCTGGTACCCGCGAGTACTGAGGGTATCGTTCGCGATCGTCACTTTGATTTCCTTCCCGTTTGCGTCGTAGCGTTTGGTTCCGATACTTCCGGTGCTGCGTCCGGATTCCTGAAAACCTCCGGAGCAGTACAGCGGATCCATGAGAAGGATCTGAGGCTCGGCTCCGTCGAGCAGGAGAGCGCGATCGGCTTCGTTTGTGCTGTCTCCGCACACGAGGCGGTGGTTTCCGAGGATCCAGAGATCGCCGCGTTGCGTGATTGTCTGATCTTCCTCCGGAAGCTCTGGGATCTCGTCCGGCTCTGTGAGGTCATTGTGCAGGGCTTCGGCCAGTCCGGTGACGAGGCTTTCCACCTCCTTGTCGGTGTAGCCGGTCAGCTCCATGGGGATCTCGCCGGTGTCAATGTCGGCGAAAATGTCAGCCAGCAGCTTGTTGTCGATCTCTGCCAGCTCTGCGATCCGGTTGTCGGCCACCAGATCGGCGTATTCCTCGGCCTCGTTCGTGTAGTTCTGATAGTCCACCGGCACTTCGGTGAGTCCTTCGAGCTTGGCAGCAGCGAGGCGGCCGTGGCCCTTTACTATGAAGCCGGAGCGCTTCGACACTGTGATCGGCGCCCTCCACCCGGTCTGGCGGATAATGCGGCCGAGCGCTTGGATCTGTGCGTCTGGGTGTGTGTTCGGGTTCTTCGGGTTGGGGATCAGCTTCTCAATGGCCACGATCGCGTCATGGGCGCAGAATACTGGTATCCCTCCGGCGGTGGCCTTTGGCTGTGCTTCTGTTTTGTAGTCCATTTATTCGTCCTCCCTTACATACTCCCCGGCGTCTGCTGGAATGAGTCCGCACTCGAAGGCGCGGCAGATCTCCAGCTTTGACGCTCTGAGGATTTCGTTTTCTTTGCAGCCGGTGTTCCAGCATTTTTCACATATTTCTGGCATTGGCTACTCCTTCCGCGGCTTCGGCGCGTTCTGTACGTTTACGGTGTCCAGAGTGCGGGCTGCTTTCAGTATTCTGCGGCGGTAGCGCTTCCAGCTCTCGTCCTGTTTCTTTACGACGCCATAGATCGGGCCCACATTGGAGAGTGTGAGCTGTTCCATGGTTTCGTATTTCGGTAGACTGCGAGGGGAGAGCCCCAGCTTTTCGCGGATCCTTTTCTCGTAGTCGGTGTTGTTTTCGCCTTTATTTCTTCTAATACCATAAATGGGGCCGACGCCGTTTAGCGTGAGCCCTTTCATGGATTCGTCCAGAGTGCGGGAGATCTTTCTCCTGCGATTGTGTTCCCTGATCTTTTTCTTGGTTCGTCCGATCCAGATCAGGAGAGTGGCCACCCAGAGAGTGATCAGCAGCAGCGTGGTGGGTACCCACACGAGCCCGGCGATCACCACGGGCCAGCTCATTGAAATAATGCCACAGGCTTTCAGGATTGCCAGCACGGCCACGCCTGCGAGTGTTGCCAGTGTATAGAGTATCGGCCAGCCCATAGGCTTGTTCTTGTTATCGTCCATTTCGTCCTCCATTTCTTTTAGCTGCTCGTCTGGCTGCGCGGTTCGGTCGAACCGGTTCCCGTCTGATAGGCCAGAGGGAGAGTGGGGCCGGTTTTTCCTCCTTGCTCCGCAGCATATCTCCGCCGATCTTGTGGAGTGCTTCTGAGTAACTCAGCGCGGTGCTTTCCGCGAGTCTGCGAGCTTGTTTTTCTATGTCGTCGAGGTCACACTCCAGATAGAAGG